TCTTTGCACAGCTTTGTTACTTAATATCCAACGCTCTCTTAGTTTCCATGCAAGATCATCGCTTGGTTCTATGCCTGGACAAAGTGATTGTATCTTATCCCATGCTTCTTCTCTTTTCATTAGTTCCTCCTATTTAATTCTGATAGACACTATGCCATTTTTATTTCGGCTGGCAGTAATACCGTTGTATGTTACAGACTTGGCATCATCTGGTATCAGTTTCTTAAGATGAGTTTTGTTATGTTCGTTCTCCTCTTTAGACTTACTGAATCCAGTATTGCTTACTGAAGTTTCTATTGCTTTATCAATAAATTCTTTAGCCCAATTCCAATCTGCACATTCGTTAAGATTATACACCTTACCGCTTGCACATACAATATCTTTTTCTATTGGTACACCAGTAACCCAGTCTAATTCTTGTGATACATTCCACCATTCATCTCTTGTTGAGTTCTCTCCATCTTGATAGAATTGTTCTGGCGCATGCCAATAGTCATGGATTAATTCTCCTAATTCCATAGCTCTTTTCATGTAGTCTGCAAGAAATTTATCATCTCTTTTAACTATGTCATGCTGTTGTCTTTTGTTTCCAAAGATAGCTGAGATCATTATCTCATCCCTACCCCAAACATACATGTGATGCTGTAACTGTGCATAGTAGTTCTCAATTACTTTATCTAAGTTACTGTACTCTCCAGTATGTTTAAGTTCTACTAAGGTAACACCATTAAGTTCTTGCCATTCTTTTTCTGCATAAGCTATGTCAATAGTAGATGCTAATATAAATGGATGAGCCGGGCTATCAGATTCAACAACACAATGTGCTTGTTCATACATTAAGTTATGTTCATGTCCGTAACCAACTACATTGTTTCTTGTTAACTGTTTGTTAAGCCAACTCGTATGAAACTTCTCAGTAGCTAATCCTAATTGAACAGGGAATACATTAGACAAATCATCTTTAAGATGATCTATCTTTTGTTCCCAAAGTTTTTCTAAATCATAGTAGTCACCACTAGCTATTGCTCTTGCATCACTACTACTTATCTTATCTTGATAGTATTCTTCTCTTGTTCCAGAGTAGTCTATACTTTTATATTTTTTAATTGACATCTTCTGGCCTCACATCACTTTCAGGATCAGGTTCATAAAAATCTTTTTCACGATATACTTGTTCTTCTGCGTATTCATGGACCTCATCATACTCAGCATCAGGATTCTCTTTAGCATATTGCTTAAAGTGTTTCTTGTAGCTTTCTATATCAGCTTCTTCTTGTTGTTCAATAACCCAATCAGTAAATTTAATTGACATTTCTATCCTCCATAACTTTTACTTTTTTGTACCACTTACCATTTTTAAAATAGACTGTACCTCTAAGTGGTCTTGAGTTACCGCCTGTGTGGGAATACTTCCCTTTATGATTCTTATCTTTAGCCATGTTAAAGACCAAAGATAAATGCAAGACCATTCAACAATACAATTCCAGATAGAATTGCTATCATCATAGTCTTAAGGTATTGCTTAACTGCATATTGTAGTTCTTCTTTTTGAGTATTCATTTATTCCTCCTCTAATTGTTCAGCAATTTTTTTATGAGCGTGCTGTAATAACTCAAATACTTCCAGTCGTGGAATGTATATCTTGTTAGCATGTGTTCTAATATTTTTTATGCTAGGGTATTCAGATTCTTTAACCATCTTAGATACTGCATATTGAATAGCATCAGCTGGAAATATTTTTAATTCATTAGAGTACACAGCATAGAAGTCTTTCTTCTCTTGCTCTGTATCTGGTAACACATGCTTGTTAACTAAGAACAATAGATACAAACACTCAGACATTTGTTCTAATGTAATAGGTTGTAGTCTATCTATCATAAACTGTAAGTCTATATCCAATTCATCAAGTGCTGCGTTTATTTCTTTCTGGGATTTGTAAGACTTTACTTCCATCTGTGCTTTGTATTGCACCCCTGTCAACAATTCCTTGCTGAATGGTGTTTGCAGATGTGCTATTGGTTTCGTATCTATTATAGTAGTGTCCTTCTCGTAACCAGTTACTTGGGTACTTGATGTATCTTTGTTCGATTTTATTTTGTTGGACATATTTCCTGTACTCTCTTGCTCCATCTATTATCTCCTGTTCTGTTGCGCCATCATCCCTTATCGCATTGACATACGCAGTCATAGCTGGAAATATTCCACTAGCATTTGGATATGCTTCCCAGAATAATTTAAATCCATCCATGAGTTTAAGTTTAATGAGGTCTTTCTGTTTGTATACTTTCATTAGTAGTCTCCAATTTAATATCACAGTCAAGGGCCATAGCCCATGAAGTTAAATTGAAAGCACCTGGACTTCTAATACCACATTCCCATTTACCTACCAACCCATCAGCATTACCCATGCGTTGATCCAATTCTAATTGAGATATATTCAAACTCTCTCTCCTTAGTTTGAATTGATATATCAGCTCCCAATACCATGTAGGTTTATACCCTACACGATTAGACCTTGATGCTATCCATTCATTCTTATCTGCCATAACAGTATAGCATAGGTGCTTTCGTTTTTAAATCAAGAAAGTTTTTCTATTACATCTTGTAATACTATTTCTTCTAGCATACTTAATGATGTAACAGCTGGATTATCCTCTGCATTAAACATAGTAGTATCATGAACTAATGACCATAGCTTATAGTTATTCCAAGCAACATGAATCTTACCTTGATCACTATACCTATTGCTTTCAACAGAATAATCATCTCCATAATGATCACAACACTTTAACCAATCTGCAAATTCTTTAGCATCATCATCAATAGCTGATTCTAATTCATAGAGTTTTTCTCTTTGTTCTTTAATCTTATCTTTCCTAAGATTTAGATCTCTTAACTTATTGATAACAAGTTTATCACTTTCTATTAGCTTTAGAAAATGTTTACGAACAGCTTCTTTAACTCTTTCTTCTATTCGTTCCCTATCTTTTACTCTTACATTTAGTTTTTTTGCCATGTTATTTCTCCTTTATATGACATTAATAAAATCACTAGCATCTTGTTCAGATGTAGTGACGACCACTCTGCGCACAGTCCTACGACCGTGAACAATTTGCATGGGCATAGGTTCGCCCATCAAATTCAATGTGATAGTGTATATAATGAATACTAAATTACATACTAATAGCTTTCAATCAGTAGACATAATGCCCTCCCACTATGTGTTGAGGGAATTATCCTAAGATAAAATACTAATTACTATCTTGACATTAAGGTATTTTTTTCAACCAACATTTGTATACTGGTCCACCAAAATCATCTAAGCATTGTCCACCTTTGGCTGATGTTCCACAATACATACAGATACCAGCTTCAATAGCTATCTGTCTTTCTCTTTCTGTTTCTGCTTGTTCAGCTAATGCATCCATCATCTGGTCCATCGCCTCATCTACATAATGTTTTGTTTCTGCCATTCTTTCTTCTCCTGATATAGTCTGTTAATAATAATTGCAGATGCGTCACTTCTGCTACATAAATATTGACGCATTGTTTTTATCACATCATCGTAATAATCTTCATCGACTTGATAAGCATAAGGTCCAATGAATCCACCTCTGGTTTCTAATATTTCAATAGAATTTTCTACTGCCATTCTACTTCTTGTTTTAATTCTTCTACCCATAGAAGCAAACTCATGATTGACTTGTTGCCTAATCCATTCTTGACCGTACATATTAATCTCCTTTTGTTTGGTTGCGTGATGAGTATACTAAGCAGTTCGTGTGGCCTTTCTAACTAAGGATTTCCCATGTTATGGTTACACCATGCGATGGTTTACCTACTCTGATTGACTTGCATTACATTCAATCAAGTGTGCAGTCTAACGAAACGTGGATATGATGTTTGATCCAGCACTTATCATACCGCCACTGTGCGTAATACTCATCACGACTTTATCATATAATGTTGGTTCGTGTGCGACACGCTGAAGATACTCATAAGTTTCTTTCAACTTAATTTTCTTCGTCTGATTTTTGGTTACTCATCCTAGTATTTGTAACACCGCTCATCAGTATTGCAATCCCACCCATTATATAAATTCATTTAACTTTTCTAAGTTTAAGTTATGCTTTTGTTCTGCTGCAAAAGCACATTCTTCTATTTCAGTTCTCCAAAAATTTTTTTGTTCTGGATATTTACTATTCCTATAGTGTTGTAGTGCATAGATGTACCTTTGTTTTAATTCAGTAGCATCTAAATCTAATGTTGAATATCTATTGGTTATTGTCATCAAATATATCTCCTAATAATTTGTTACCTTGATGGCTAATCTGATACACTAATCGTTCTACTTTAGTATCTTTACTTGGTCTTGTTACTTCTAATACATCAAGCAATATCCCATATCCGTGCATGGTAGTATTCTTTGCCATGTCTGATACTCTTGATGATACAGATGTTTCTTTAAAGCCAGACTTAATAGCAATCTCATCAACAGTCATACCTCTTGCATTGTCTTTGATTGCTTTGAGAATTTTGTAGTCCATTCTCTTTGTGTATTTGTTTCGGCTGGTCTTTGGATCGGTGTGTCTGTATCTTGTAGGATATTTTTTAGCCAGGTCTATTACATTTATATCAGTTGGTATCGCCATCTGTACCTCCGTATGCTTGGACTAAACTATCTTCAATAAGTTTATTAACTGCATGTTGTAATGTATATGTAATCATAAACTTTCTTTGTTCTTCAGTTAGTTCTGGGTGTTGACTCATCATTATCTGATCAGTAATAAACTTAATATATTTCTCATCACTATCATCAAATGATATTTCAACATTAGGATGCTGTCTTTTAATAGCTTTTATTATTTGGTTTCGTATGTTAGTACGAAATGATGTATCAACATCAGGTATTTCTTTAGTCATGTTTATCTCCTTATAATATTATTAACATAATCCACATTAATTCACAACAACTTTAGGTTCTTTGTTATCCAATATCCAAGTTGCTGCTTTACTCGCTTGAGCAATACACTTAATAAGATACTGGCTGTCATCTTTAATAGCTCTATCCCATGATGCTATGTATTTAAGATGATTAGGTTGTGCTTTAGCAATCACACCTAACTCTGTGCATACCATTATACTACACATCTCAGCTATTAATTCTTCTTTAGCTCTGCTCTCCTTACATTTATGGTATGAATCCATATCTCTATTCAGTCTTGATGGATGGCCTGTAAGATGACCAGCCTCATGGAATAAAACTGATAGATACTCTTGAGTAGCATCTGATTCTCCATCAATACCATGAAACTTCCATTCTTCTGGCATTACAATAGTGTCAGTGCTTGACTTGTAGTATGCAGCATTACCTTGATGTTTAAGTTTAGCTCCTTGTTTCTTCATGAATTTAGATATTAATTTAGTAGAAGATT